TTTGTCAATCGGAGCTGGTGTAGCTTTTATTGGTCAAGTAACTACTGCTAACCAAGGAACTGTTTTTGGAGTAACAATGACTTGTGTTGAAACACCTGCTGGTGGTAGTACAGACATTGATCTGTTTTCAGCAACTGAAGGTACTGGTGTCAATGACACAGCTATCGGTGATTTAACAGAAACTCAAATTATTAATGCTGGTGCAGCATCAGCTGGAACTGTAGTTGCTGGTGGCGACATAGCAGCAGATCAGTTTTTGTATTTAGTTAGTCAGGGCACAGGTGATGCAACTTACACAGCTGGTCGTTTCTTAATAGAAATTACTGGTTTTGATGCAGCTAGCTAATAGGAGAATATTATGAACTCAGATATAGGAGCAAAAACGCTAACCTCGACTGGTTCAATTCAGTCTGGTAGAACAAGATTGCTATCTGTATATTATGTAGGTCATGCTTCAGCTGGTAGTTTAACTTTTAAAGATGGTGGAGCTAGTGGCACACAGAAACTTGTTATTGCTACACCAGCTTCAAGTGCAGCTGATCAATATCAAGTTGATATACCTTTAGATGGTTTACTTTTTAAAACCGATATGCATTTGACAATTAGTAATGTAACCTCTGTTACTGTTTTTGTAACACCGATTACTGCTGATACTGATAATGGATAGTTATACAGAAGAACTTATAATGTTGAAAAGGGGAGGCATGCCTCCCCGAAATAAGAAAAACTTTAGACCTACTAAAGCTGGTGCGGGTATGACTAAAGCAGGTGTTGCTGCTTATCGTAGAAAAAACCCTGGGTCTAAATTACAGACTGCTGTAACCGGTAAAGTAAAACCTGGTAGTAAAGCTGCAAAAAGGCGTAAGTCATTTTGTGCAAGAAGTGCTGGTCAAATGAAAAAATTTCCTAAAGCAGCTAAAAATCCAAATTCAAGATTACGTCAAGCAAGACGTAGATGGAAGTGTTGATGAAATTATCTGATAATTTTAGCTTACATGAATTTACTAGATCGCAAACAGCTATAAGGCATAATATAGAAAATGTACCTAATGATAAACAAATTTTTAATTTACGCAACTTGTGTGTAAATGTTTTACAGCCAGTAAGGGATTATTTTATGAAGCCTATGATTATTAGTTCTGGGTTCAGATGCGTAGAATTAAATATAAAGATTGGCGGAAGTATCACTTCACAACATGTGCAGGGTCAAGCAGCAGACATTGAAGTGTTAGATGTTGGTAACTTAGAACTTAGTGATTGGATAAATAAAAATGTAAAGTATGATCAATTAATATTAGAGTTTCACAAACCTGAAGAGGATCCTCATTCTGGATGGGTGCATGTATCTTATAATACTGATGAAAATAGACATGAATACAAAGAAGCATATAAAAATAAAGAAGGGAAAACAAGATATAGGTTACGATAATGGCAATGAATAGAGGAAGTATGCGACAGCAAATAACTAAAGGACCTATGAAGAAAAAAGTAGGTTTATATAAAAAAGGTAAAAGAGTTAGAGTTGTACAAGGAAACAAAGGTAGACTTGCAAGAAATAATATTAGAGGACGCTAGTAGACAGAACGGTAGCAAAAGTTTAAAATATAAAAAAGGAGATTACATGACAAAATTATGCCCAAGAGGAAAAGCAGCAGCTAAAAGAAAATTTAAAGTTTACCCCTCGGCCTATGCAAATGCGTACGCTTCAAAGATTTGTGCTGGTAAAATTAAAGACCCAAGTGGTGTCAAACGAAAAGACTTTAAAGGTAAAAAACCATCTAGATCAAAAGTGGCGAGTGCTGCTAAAAGAGTAAGAAAAGCATCACAGGGTTTGTTTATGAATGAACCTACGACATCTGGTTCACCGATTAAAATAAACATTGATGATCAAGAGTTCTCAAATCCTTCTACTGTAAATTATTATAAAGGCATGGGAATAACCTAATAATGTCTGGTTTAGATAAATGGTTTAAACAAAAATGGGTGGACATAGGAAGTAAAAGAAAAGATGGTTCATTTGCACCATGTGGTAGAAGTAAACAAAAAGCAGATGCAAAAAGAAAATATCCAAAGTGTGTTCCTCTAGCAAAAGCTAGAAGAATGTCTGAAGGACAAAGAAGAAGTGCTGTAAAAAGAAAGAGAGCTAAAGCACAAGGAGTTGGAGGTAAACCAACAAACGTGAGTACATTTACAAAGAAATACTATGGTGGTATGATTAATATAAATTAGGAGTTAATATGGAAGAACTTTTAAAAAAAATAAAAAAATTAGTTGAGTCAGGAACACCCCCAACAAGACAAAGAATGAGAGGCGATCCTCCTCCTAAAGAAAGTCCTGTGGCAAAAAAAAGAAGATTAGAAAAAAGAACTCAGTTTACAGAAAAAACTGACAGAGGGGCTTTAAAGGTAAACAAAAAAGTAGATAGAGGATCAGGAAGTTATCAAGACAATGTGTCCGTTAAAACTAAAACTAAAACTACAACTAAAAACGGGAAAGCTAAAACATTTGGTGCTGCGTTTGCTGCAGCAAGAGCAAAATTAGGTCCTGGTAAAACTTTTGAATTTAAAGGTAAAAAATATACTACTGATAGAGCAGATGACAAAAAAAATGTCTCACCAATAGTAAAAAATGAAAAAACTAAAGTAGATAAGAAAGTTGCTGTTACTCCAAAAGTAGACAAAAAAGTTGCTGTTACTCCAAAAAAAGATAAAAAGGTAACTACTAAAAAAACAGCAACTTTTGTTCAACCAGGTAAAGCAGAGCCCATAAAAATAACAAATAGACAAAGAAGAACTGAAGAGTTGTCTAGATTAGCTTTTCGTTCAGCTAATCTTATGAAACAAGGTGAAGGTAGACAAAGAGCATTAAAAAGAGCTAGAAAAATAGCATTCAGAGATTTAGCTGGAGGTGGAACAGCTAATTCAAAAAATGGCAAACCTATTCCTGAAGGATCTGCAGGTGCAGGTCTAAGAGCTTTGAAAGCAGTTAATCCTAGTATAACAAGAAACATGGGTTACGCTAAAATGGGTGGTATCACTAAAAGAAGATTTGGTGGTATGGCTAAAGGTGGTTTTAAAATGCCTAACAAAGTATCAAAGAGTTAGTTATGTCAAACAATAAAAAAGGAGCTATAGAAAATCTAACAGATAAACTAAAAAGCTTTCCTGACAGATTTACACTTGCAGATGAGCAAACTGATAAAGATAGAAAAGGGTATATAGAAAGTCTAACAGATAAATTAAAAAGTTTTCCTGACAGATTTACACTTGCAGATGAACAAAATGAGAAAGAAAGAGAAGGGCTTTTTGAAAGCATAAAAAAGAAAAAAGCAAAAAAGAAAAGCGCAGCAGAAGAAATGGCAGATCTTGAGTTTAAGTTGGGTAAAAAACAAAAGGGTTTTTCTAGAGGCGGAAGAGCAGCAATTAAAGGTTTTAAGTTTGGAGGTATAAAATAATTGGCAACCTCCGGAACTACATCTTTTGATTTAAATATAGATGACATCATTCAAGAGGCTTATGAAAGATGTGGTGTTCGCACTAACTCTGGCTATGATTTAAAATCTGCAAGAAGAAGTTTAAATATACTGTTTTCCGAATGGGGTAACAGAGGTGTGCATTTGTGGAAAGTAGAACTAAAAGCACAAGTTCTTACTGCTGGAACAGCAACTTATGATGCTCCTTCAAATGCAAATGATATTTTAGAAGCTTACATTTCTACAACTACAACACAAGACACTAATACTAATGATGTGTCTTTAACAAAAATTAGTAGAAGTGAATATGCTGCATTACCTAATAAAGGTAATAGAGGACAACCTAGTCAATATTATGTAGATAGACAAACCACTCCAACTATAACTTTATACCAAACACCGGATGCTTCTACATATAAATGTGTAAAATATTATTATTTAAAAAGAATAGAAGATGCTGGAGCATATACAAATCAAGCTGATGTAGTTTTTAGATTCATACCTTGTATGGTAGCAGGATTAGCTTATTATTTAAGTTTAAAAAGAGCTCCACAATTATCTCAACAAAGTAAATTGTTGTATGAAGATGAGATACAAAGAGCTTTGACAGAAGATGGTCAAAGAACCTCTGTGTATATTACACCACAAACTTATTATCCAAGAGGGGTATAAATGTCATACGCTAGAGGTAAACACGCTAAAGCGATATCAGATAGATCAGGTATGGAGTTTCCATACAAAGAAATGGTTACTGAGTGGAATGGTTCTTTTGTGCATGTATCTGAATTTGAAGCAAAACATCCACAAATAAGAAGAAAACATATTAAATCTGATGCAATTGCTTTAGCAAATGCAAGACCCATGCATCCTGACACACATAAAGACTTTGTTTTATACATAACAAATGGTTTTTTTTCTGAAACTGGCGATACAGGTATTACTGGTGGAGCAAGTATGAGTCCTATTAGTAGTGATGATATTTTGGGAACTAAACTTACATCTGTTGAAGCAACAGTATCTGTTGGCACAAATTTTAGTGTGGTAATATCATGAGTATTACGCATTCTGCTTTTTTAACACAGGTTAGAAACTATACTGAGGTAGACTCTAATGTTTTATCCGATTCTTTATTAGATGAATTTATTAGACACACGGAATTAGATATAGCTAACAAAGTTGATTATGACGATATAAGAGAATATGTTACTGCTGTCACTGGTACTTTGCGTTTTTTAAATGTACCAGACGATTGCATAAGTATACGTTCTGTTCAAATTATAAGTAGCAGCACAAGAGATTTTTTAGAAAAAAGGGATACCTCTTTTATAGCCGAATTTAATCCTACTGATGCTACAGGACAACCAAAATATTACGCTAATTGGGATGATAAAAACATTGTGTTTGCACCAGTGCCAGATCAAGCATATGAAATACAATTAAATTATATTAAAGACCCACAACATTTTACATCTACACAAACTACATTTTTATCTCAACACTATGAGAATTTATTGTTATACGGAGTATTAGTTGAGTGTTTTAGTTATTTAAAAGGTCCTATGGATATGTACAAACTGTATCAAGATAAGTATAATGAGAGTATGCAATCGTTCATGCTTACGCAAATGGGTAAACGTAGACGTGCAGATTATGATGATGGTGTGATGAGATTACCAGTACAATCTCCTTCACCTTAACTTTTTAGGAGAAAAATATGGCAATAACAACAAGTGCAGTATGTAATGTTTTTAAGACTGATGTATTAAAAGGCGTGCATAATTTTACAAATCCTGGTGGTAATAGTTTTAAATTAAGTATGTACACATCAAGTGCTACTTTAGGTAAATCTACTACATCTTTTACTTCAGATAACCAAGTATCTTCACCCTCTGGCTACACTAGTGGAGGTAAGGCTTTGGTCGCAGTAACTCCAGCTTTAAGCTCTGATACTGCTGTGGTAGATTTTGCAGATTTATCGTTTGTAGGTGTGTCTCTTACAGCAAGGGGTGCTTTAATTTATAATGACACAGCTTCAGGAGATCCAGCAGTTGCAGTTTTAGATTTTGGTGGAGATAAAACAGCTACTTCAGGTACATTTACAATACAGTTTCCTACTGCAAACTCATCAAGTGCTATTATTAGAATAGCTTAATAGGAGACTTGTTCAGTGACTACTAGAACATTAACGATTACTGTTGTTGG